TGGAAGCCCTACCTCCCCCTATGTGCCATGGGAAGTCAGGACTTTGAAATTGAAATTGAATTCTACCCCCAGCAGTATTTCTCCAACACTGGACAGACTATCAATTTACCCGACGTAAAGACCTCAATCATCACAGAAGAAATACTAATTTCACAAAACGAAAAGAATTATTTAAAGAGCCAACCCCAGGAATTCCTCATAGAAACGGCGACAAAGTTCCCCCAGCAGGTATTCTCCATGACCACACCAGAAATTGAACAGAAATTTGAGGGATTTATTGCCGACTACCCACTTAAAATGACAAATTGGTTATTTAGATCGAAGCAGTTTGAAGATGAAAACGACTCGACCTATTTTCTCCAGAGGTATAACTTCAGTACGGTAGTATCAACAAATGACAAATACAGACTGTTCTTTGAATTTATGAAAAAGGCTGAATTTTATATTGAGGGGGTGCCCCAAATTGAAAGATTTGGTACAACCGATTATTACAAATATGTGAACGCCATCACAGGTGGATTATCATCAACCCAGAAGAATATTTATTCATATCTGTTTTCACTTGATCCCACGAAATATGGACCATCTGGTTCATTGAATTTTTCAGAAACGAATTCCAACAAGACGTTCCTATCATTTAAAATTGACCCTCAAAATCAAAGCAGTGCCATTGAAAAGGTTGATGCGAGTTTGGGAGCAACATTACATGGGTGGGGATATGGATTTAATGTATTAAAGGTAGAAAACGGGAGGGCATTTAAGCCGTTTTCTTAAAAAGATCAGTTTTGTTAGTTATTATATATTCAATAATTTCATTTTCTATGCACCATTTAATAAAATTTAATTGAGCAACCGTTGTTGTCAATTTATTAAACTCTATCCGTTGCGTTCTACAGAATGGATCAAATAGTTTTTTAGAATAGCCGTCTAGACTACTCTTATAAGACATGTGGACGGTGAAGTCTTTTCCACCTGTCTTATAGGTCACCTTCTTCTTGCGACAGTAGGTCGTAACAAACCACTCAATGTTACGGAGGGAAACATTATCCCGCTTGGTAATTATATCATTTAGAATTTTGATATTGTTTGGTTTTTCATAAAACACGCGGAGTTTAGTCAGAAGCAACCCCTCTCGGCTCATTTAAACATATATACAATGTAAACTTTAAGTGCTAAGACGGCCAAAGTTTAAATTCATGAAGGTCCCAGGTTCCGAATGGGGTGGTTTTTTTATAGGTGGTGGTTTCTGAGCCGGCCCCGCACCAGCGTGAGCGCGAGCGACAGATTTCTGTTGCGTATCCTGGCTTTTGTGAAATCCACAGTAGTTAGTGCCATTACGGACCTTACGAGTACACTTGATATTACGGATACGGACAATACCCTTACAAATACATTCACCATTAATATTCTGAGCATCTTCATTACTCTTAAAAAATGCACGATAAGCGGTGTGATAGGGAAGGTTTCCCATGGATTTGCAATATATATGAATTTTTTGATGTATACAAGCCTTCTCCCTACGAAGATAAATGGTTTTTATAAAATCAAAAAATTCATCATCGGATAATTTCTCAAGTGAATAAACACTGGGTATGTCCATTTTTACTTATCATGATTTACACTATATTCTTTAAACATCTCCATAATATTGCGACTTTTCACATTATCACCCTTTCGCTTACGCGGGGGCTTGGGGGGCATAAGGGAAGCGAATATATCCCTGCCGTGGATGAGGGGGTCAAGGAGGTCTTCAATGGGCTTTTTAAGCTGGTTGGTGAAGTAGTACATGAAATCTAATTTAAGTTCCGGGTGGTTTTCCACCCAACTGGGGTCTTCAGCCTTTTCAAATGTCTTGGCACTGGGGTCAGCAGATTGAGTAATTACGAAGGGAACCCTGTTTCCTGGGTGGGGTTCGGCGCCTGGGGTGCGTTCGCGGATTTTCTCCAACACCACAACGTGGGGAAGGGAAGGGAGGAGACAATTCCCACCAGCACTGTATTTCCAGTCATCTTCCCCGCGGACTTTATATTGTGAAGCAAGGGACTTGGACATGATTAGCTTTTCCATGGGAACATCGCCATTCACAAGAGCCTGTGCTCGCTGTACTGCAAGGTTAATTGCGGGTTCGGGGTCTTGGGAGGATAAAATAAGTTCCAATATCTCCGTACACACTTCACGCGCATAGGGGGTATTGTCGCGACGGACAAGCTGAAGACCCTTGACATCCATTTTGTCCATTTTCATATTCCCCGCCCTATCCTGTATCCACATATTAGCGGCATAGCGTTTCTTGGAATAGAGAATATAGGGACAATAGACCTTCTCCAGCTCCAAATCATTGGGCTTTTTGAAAAGACTATTACACATCCTCGCAGCCTCTTCCCCCACATCCCAACTGCGCTTAATCGCATCCTCCGTGCTCATCCCCTTACAATCAAACTCAACCATTACTGAGTCCGTGTCACCGTACCTTACCTTGGCTCCAGGGAAATTGTCCTCAACATGTTTCTTGGTCATTTCAATCATCCTCCGCCCCTGGAAGGTAACCGAAGCGGCAATCGGCACCATGGGGAGCATTCCAACAGAGGCCCCACAGAACCCGTAGATGCTGTTCATGGAAACCTTATAGGCAAGCTGCTGGGCGTTGTAGATTTCTTCCAGGGGTGTGCCAGCGTGCTGGGCCATGAGTCCCTTGGCCTTCTTGCGGAACTGCTTGAGTTCAGTTAGGATAAGGGGAAGGAGACTGGGAACATTCTGGGCGAAGCGGTACGGCTCTCCGTCGGGAACAACGGGGAATTCCTCATACTCAATACCAGGGATATTATCATACTTGGAACCCTTCTTGACCCTGGTAGAGTAACAGAGGTTGTGAGCCACCATAATACTGGGGTACAGACTTGCGAAATCCAGAGCGGTGACGGGGGTATAATATGCCCCCACGTCGGGCTTTAGGACAGTGGCACCCTCGTATTTATCATCGGGCCCCACGGCACCCCATTTCTTCTTAATGGTGGGAACAAAGAACCCCATATCCCGCGCCTTGCGGGTAATTTGACTAAATACCTTAATTTGCTGACCGCGCTCAGAAAGATATTTCAAGGGAACCCATGTGGCCTTAGCCATCTCAACGAGATTTGTAAATATACACAACTTGTCAATTAGGGCATGGGGAAGGAGGGTATCCTTAATACAATACTCGGCCACTTCCCCCAGCTCCTGGGGATCTCCCCGCGCATACCGAGCAAACATCTCATGGGCAGACATATCAATCTTGGTATCACCCAGATAGGTCTTGGAAACATTATTCAGTGAATAGGAAGTAAGCTTCTTTTCGCGCTTAATCTCATGAAATAGGTCAAATGTATATCTCCCTGGCATGGTAATCATCTTAAATGTATTATCACCCAGGGCACCACTCGCGAGTCGCTTGGAAGAATATTCACTTGGGATGGTTTTAAGCTTACCCATGGAGTAGAACTTGTCACTACACTTCAGAAAAGCAGAACGTGTCCATATATACTCCAAATCAAACCCAAAAATATTATACCCTGTCATCACATCTGGATCCATTTCAACCAGTTTATCCCTAAACCCCTCCAGGAGCGCCTTCTCCCCCTTATAACAAATCACGTCGGGACCACTTGTGGGCTGTGAACATAGACACACCTTATCCACGATATCATCCTTCCCGTAGATTCGCGTAGTCATGGCAATTTGGAAGATAGCATCCCCAGCCACCTTGGGATCTGGAAACTTCCCCGTACTACTATTAGTTTCAATATCAAATGAAAGGATTTTTACTGGAGAAATGTCATCCCTATCCAGGGGAGTAAGGGTATTCCATTTATTCACAAAAATATCAATGTCACAATGACTTTCATCCTGTTGTTTACCCTCGGCACACAACCACCCCGTGGATTTAATACCCGTTCGGTGCATCAACCGCAAGAAGGGGTCAATGTTGGCTTCATAGACATTCCCAGCCCACTTACGATGACACACCGACGCGACATACTTAAAATCTGCGTGATTAAAAAACTCAATTTTAGCAAATTTAAATTCCGCATTATTATGAAACCCCATCAAGTCCTTTCCCTGAACGGTGCATATATGACGAACCATTTTGGAATAAATACGAGTGTCTGTGTCCAGGGTGTCCTCCAGATAATTCCTAATGTCCCTATCTTTCAAATTATTTAGTTTAATGAAAAAATAGGGGAAAAATGGGGTCGTGACACATACCGACACCCCCTCTTGGGTGCGGCCACATATTGAAATTACATAACCCTTAGGGGTATCGCGGTCTTCCCAGGAGATTGCCTGGAATTGAACCATTGTAGTTATATATTATTAGATTACAAACTTTAAATAATATGTTTCTAATAATATATAAGATGGAAACGGTGCTCATTGCTTTAATAATAATTTGTATATTTTTAATACGGAGTTTTGAAATGCGAAAGAAGGCGGCGAGAGTCACGAGAAAGGTGGTACCCAGGAAGGCCGCCGTCGCAGAGGTGGCTGTCGCACAGAAAGCCGCATCATTACCAAACAGCGGAATGATGGAGTTGGCCTATGGATTGGCAGAGGAGCAGGCTAGGTTATACAATAACATCCCCATCCCACCCCAGGGACCCCTGAAGGGGTGGGGCGGATGGAAAAATTAAAAAAAGTCGTTCATATAAATGATGGCCGTAGCATGGAGCCCCTATCTGTTTCCAGTTTCCCGTCCACGACGTCGGGTATCCCACCCCCGTCCCCCGCCGTTGACCCCACAGGTACCCCTTCCCCCAGCGCCCCGACCGTTAATTAAAAATGGACATTAGTTGAACCGAACCCCCCATCACCGCGGGTCGTGGTTGTCATTTCTTCGTCGTCCCCCACCACCTGGACGGGCGGAACCACACAGCACTCCAGCACGAGCTGAGCAATGCGGTCACCCACCTGGACATCGAAAACAGATTTTCCATGATTAAAAATAACAACCTTAAGTTCACCCGTATAGTCGGGATCCACAACCCCTGCACCCACGTGAATTCCCTTTTTCACAGCCAGACCTGACCTGGGTGCAATACGACCGTAGGTACCATCGGGGGGACAAATGCTAATCCCCGTCCCAACAAGTCCATGATCACCTGGATCGATGGTCATTGCCACAGAGGAATATAGATCATAACCAACGGATCCACTGGTTCCGCGCGTGGGAATCTCGGCATCTACTGTCAACTTTTTTACCCGGAACACCATTAACTAATTATAAATCAATTTCTTTAATTCGGTTTCACATATTATCTTAGCCTGAATAGTGTCCACGACCCACATAAGAGGACGGTCCTGATCAGTTAATAGTGCTACAAACCCAGATTGTATTTGAATGCCATGAAATCCTTTATGGGTAAACGGAATATATTTATCACAGGAAGATATGGTTTTTAAAAACTGGGTAGCCCTACATATATCTTTAAATTCTATTCCATAAAATACCACCCTGTGGGTGTCAAGAAAAATGTACCCATGGTGATTCTCAAAAGAAACGGAATGGGTTATCATCTACCATATTCGATTAGTTTTTTCTTACATTCGGTCACAACATGAATATATAAAATCCTTTATAAGACCCCCAACTATCAGTATTTCGGCCATCAACCACTTCATCTATTATCTTCCTGGTGTGCTGGTCTGTATCAAGTTTTTCACCCAGTATTTCCTTTACTTTCTGTGTACTGGGCCCCTCTTCTTCATACCAGGGACCCACGGTAGCGGTACTTGCTGTACAGCCCATATTCACATAGGTAAGGTCAGCTTTAAGATGTAAATCTATATTCATCAAATGGCAAACGCTTTAAATTTTCCAAACGTTTTTTCTTTTCATCCACCTGTTTCAATTTATCCACATGGAAGAGACACATACATACAGAATCAGCAATATCATGTTTCCTAATTAAATTTTCATAATTAGAAAAATGACCAATATATTTGTTAGCGTGGGATGTGGTGAAATCCTTTCTCTGTTCATAATCCAGATGAGAAATTCTGAAATATTTGTGCATGGAATTGGGAGAAATTAGAATGGTTTTATTACGAAATTTTGACATCAGTAGTCCCTCCACATCCTTCAGACCCGTAGGTGGTTGGCGTTCCAGGAGAATACAGTCACACTCATCCAGGAGTGGCCAGTGTTCCTGTACGAAGTGATCAATCCTATCACATGTTTCACACGTATGGGGGATGGTGCATTCGTGGGCGGGAACTCGGTCGTGGACAACATGTCCCAAATCAATCTTGTACACATCCGTAAACGTAACATTGAAATTATCATCAATTAAAGCACGAGATAATCCCATGTTGGTATAACCTACATCGATGGAAAGGATTATCATTAATGTATTTGCTTTTCTACCTTTTAAGCATGTTGTGGATATAATGTACTTTAATACACATATAAATCACGAGGAGAAGTACGAGAATATTAAAAAACAAAAAACAATAGGCAGCGGGATATATTTTTTCTTTTACCTTGGGATTGGTAATTATCATATCCAGAACCTGATCAGTGAGTTCATCAATCATACGATAAATGTATATTATTTATTTCACACAGGATACGTATTGTTATATAAACGACACCAGAAGGGATTATTATATCCATTAAGTATATAGATGTGTTTCAGTTTTGAGGTTAGTTTGGCTACTGGTATTTTCTCGTGGTTATCCGTGGTGTATATGTTGAAGAACTACTCCCTAACTGCAGACCAGTACCACAGTCTTATCATGCTACTGATATTCAGTTCCATGCAATTTGCAGACGCCATACTATGGAAATCTGGAATGAAGAAAAATTCAATCAATTTCGTGGTAACATCATACATCATACCAACTCTCCTGTGTGCGCTGGTGGTATACAACCTATTTGTCAAGAACAAACTATACAACAACCCCGTGGCATGGGCAGCTATAATAGGACTGATTGTGTGGTTTTTTAACTTTTTCAGGGGGTACTCCCATGGTTTGTGTGGCAACAGATTTTCTTCGCCAGTATGGGGCGGGAAGGAAATTCCATTATGGGCACTGCTTACGTTCGCGATACTGGCATTATATCCAGCACCCACAACGTTAGAAGTGGGAATCCTGGTACTTGTACCCATAATATCCACGGGGGCGTGGGGGTCTATGTGGTGTGCACTTGCGTGTGCAAGTTCAGCGAGATACCTGGTAGAATTTAGATAGTTTATATAAGAATACGGGATACGTATTGTTATATAGACGACTGGTGTCTTTTCTCCCGACCCGGATTCGAACCGAGGACCTATTGATATATGATAAACGACTACAGTCAACCGCTCTACCAACTGAGCTATCAGGAGATGGTGCCCACACCAGGGATTGAACCTGGGACCTTCAGCTTACAAAACTGACGCACTACCACTGTGCTATATGGGCGGGGTGCTCCTACCAGGAATTGAACCTGGGACCTTTCGCTTACTAAACGAATGCTCTACCACTGAGCTACAGGAGCGGGACGACATCAGAAGGGATTGAACCTCCGACCTAACGGTTAACAGCCGTTCGCTCTACCACTGAGCTATGATGTCTTGGTGGATCATGCGGGGCT